TAGGACAAGGGTTCTCAGGTAAGAAGACACAACTTGGTGTGAAGATGAGTACTGCTGTTAAACAAGTTGGATGTTCTAACCTTAAAGCATTAATAGAAGATGACAAATTAACTATACAAGATTATGATACTATAGCAGAATTAACTACCTTTATTCAAAAGGGTAATTCATTCCAAGCGGAAGATGGATGTCATGATGACCTTGCTATGTGTTTGGTCATGTTTGCATGGATGGCTATGCAAGAATACTTTAAAGAGATGCATGATAATGATGTGCGTGCAAGAATATATGCGGATCAAAGAGATGCTATAGAACAAGATATGGCACCATTTGGATTTATCAATGATGGATTAGAAGATGAAGTTATTGTTGATGCTCAAGGAGATAGATGGTCTCTTGCGGAGTACGGAGAAGTTCAACATATGTTAGACTTTAGGTGACGTTTCAAAAATATAAATAATCTTAGACAACCAATGACGGCAATTTATCTAGGAGTTTATAAACATGGCAGCCAATCAATCTTCGCCAGGTGTAGTCGTTCAGGAAAGAGACCTGACCACTATTACCACTTTGTCAACAGCAAACGTAGGGGTGTTGGCGGCTCCATTCGAGTTAGGTCCTGTTGAAGAAATAGTACAAGTTTCTAATGAAAGAGAACTTGCAGAACAGTTTGGTAAACCAAACGACAATAATTACGAGTATTGGTACACAGCAGCACAATACCTTTCATACGGTGGTGTACTAAAAACTATCCGTGTAGATTCAACTTCATTGAAGAATGGTGTTGACACAGGAACTGCTGTTAAAATTAAAAATTTAAATGAGTATGAACAGACCTTTATAGACGCAAACAATACTTGGTCTTGGGCTGCTAGAACTGCTGGTTCTAAAGGTAATTCAATTGGTATATTTGTAACTGATGCTGGTCCTGACCAGATTGCTGTTATCCCTGCTCCTGGATCTGGTAACGAATTTGAATTTGTTGCTGATGAAGCTGTCTCTGCTGCTTCTGGTGCTGCTGGTAAAGTATTTAAATATAGTCTTGCATTAACAGTCGAAAGCGTTGTTGGTGATTTTGTTGTTGGAACTGCTACTACAATAAGTATTGGTGGATCTAATGAAGCGGTAAATGTTCTTGCTTGGGATCCTGCTAATAAGGTATTAGAAATTGGACTACCTAGTGGTGGTGTAACTGGTATTATTGCTGATGCTCAAACAATAACTCAAGGTACTAATACTGCTGATATTGCATCTTCTGGTATTGAGCGTCGTCTTTATGTTGCTAAGAATAAAGATAGTATTGATTTTGCAGCTTCTGATAGTCTTCAAGATACTAACTCAAACGCTGCTGTTGTTACTTCAGTTCGTGTTGAGTATAATGAGCGTGAGTATCTTCCTGGTGTTAAGTGGGTAAATGTTGCTCCACGTCCAGGTACTTCTTCATGGGCAACACAAAATGGTGGATTCCGTGATGAAATGCACATCGTTGTTGTTGATATTGATGGTAAGATCACTGGTACAACTGGTGCTGTACTTGAGCGTTTCGTTGGAGTTGCTAAAGGAAGTGATGCTAAGACTACTATTGGAGAAACTAATTACTACGTAGAAGTTATTAAGCAACGTTCTGCTTACATTTATTGGGGTGAGCATGAGACTGGAGTCTTTAATGCAACCGCAACTGCTTCTGATGGTAACTGGGGATTATCTTCTGACCGTCAGTTTAACTTATTACGTTCATCTACTGGATCTACTGATTTCCCTGCTGGACGTACAACAGTTGGATCTAAAAATAACGCAACCTTCTACTATCGTTTGCAAGGTGGTGTAGATTATGCAGCAGCAGGTGGTAATTATACAATTACTAATTCTGATATTTCAACTGCTTATGAGTTAACTGCTGATCCAGAATCACAAACAATTGATTATATACTTGCTGGTCCTTCTGGTGCTAGTGATGCTGCTGCTCTTGCTAAAATAACTTCACTTGTTAATATTGCAGAAGAGCGTCGTGATTGTATAGTATTTGTTTCTCCACGTAGAGCAAATGTTATTGGGGTAACTAATGCTACTACTGCAACTAATAACATAGTTGGATTCTTTGATTTACTTCCAAGTTCTTCTTATACCGTATTTGATTCTGGTTACAAGTACATCTACGATAAGTATAATGATGTTTATCGTTACATTCCATGTAACGGAGACGTTGCTGGTCTTTGCTTACAGACAACAGAGACTGCAGAATCTTGGTTCTCACCTGCGGGTTTCCAAAGAGGTAATCTAAGAAATGCAATCAAACTTGCATACACACCTAATAAGTCTCAAAGAGATATCCTATATTCATCAAGAGTTAATCCAGTTGTTTCCTTCCCAGGACAAGGAGTAGTTCTTTATGGAGATAAGACTGCTCTTGGATTTGCTAGTGCATTTGATAGAATTAACGTTCGTCGTTTGTTCCTTACAATCGAGCGTGTTATTTCAGGAGCTGCTAAAGCACAACTATTTGAACAGAATGATGAGACACAAAGATCATTATTCATCAATATTGTTGAACCATATCTACGTGACGTACAAGGTCGTCGTGGTATAACTGACTTCTTAGTTAAGTGTGATGATGACAATAACCCTCAAGAGTCTGTTGATCGTGGTGAGTTTTACGCAGAAATCTTCGTGAAGCCAACTAGAACGATTAATTACATTACTCTAACATTCGTTGCTACACGTACAGGTGTTTCCTTCAGTGAGGTTGCAAACTAAGTAATCACAAGATAAATTTAAAATGGCGGAAGATTTCCGCCATTTTTTATGCTTAAAAATATTAATTTTCTAAATATAAGGGAAAGGTTATTAATTTCTAAACATGGCAAACAATGTTGAGAGGAAAACTCTTGAACAATTTAAATCACAAATGGGTAGAGATTTTGCCCGTCCTAATCTGTTTGAGGTTCAACTGGCATTTCCAGGAGATCTTGAAGGTGTAGGTAATGTAGCTGACAATGCTAAATTCCAAGTGAGAGCAGCGAATTTACCATCATCTCAGTTGGGTGTTGTTGAAGTTCCTTTTAGAGGACGTGTTCTTAAGATCGCAGGTGATAGAACCTTTGAACCTTGGACAATTACTGTAATGAATAGTACTGGGTTTAATTTAAGAACAGCATTTGAAAATTGGGTTACTGCAATTCAAGCACCAGATGAGAACTTTACGAAGTTGGGTGGTTTGGGTAATGAGAATGATTCTGCTGGATATTTTGCTGATATGTCAGTTCATCAGTTAGCAAGAGATACATCTCAGGCAACAGGTGGTGGAAATAAGACACTTATTCTTAAATCTTATAAGTTCTTTAATGTATTCCCAAGTTCAATTTCTGCAATTGATCTAGACTTTGGAAATAATGATGCGATTGAAGAGTTCACAGTAGAACTACAAGTCCAATACTGGAAGGATATTACTCAGACATCATAATTTATGAGGTTTTAGAAAGTACCTAAATAAGACAGGAACAATATTTTAATTATACAATGTCGCAACTCTTTGGATTTTCGCTAGAGAGAGCAAAGAAGGTTCCGAAGGGGCCTTCTTTTGTTCAAAAGGATAGTCTAGATGGATCACAACCCGTAGTTGGTGGTGGTTACTATGGCTATTCGGTTGATTTTGATGGGCAAATCCGTAATGAATATGAACTAATCACTCGTTATAGAGAGATGGTTCTGCAACCAGAATGTGATAGTGCCGTTGATGATGTAGTGAATGAAACTATCTGTGGTAACTTTGATGACGTTCCAGTCACCGTAGAATTATCAAATTTAAAAGTATCTGAAAAAATTAAGAAGTTAATCCGTGAGGAGTTCGATGAAATCCTACGTCTTCTTGATTTTGAGAACAGGTCATACGAGATCTTCCGTCGATGGTATGTTGATGGGAGACTTTTTTATCATAAGGTAATAGACCCGAAGAAACCACGTGACGGTTTAATAGAATTACGTTACATAGATCCCAGAAAGATTCGTAAAGTAACTGAGTATGATCAAAAGAGACCTAATGAATTAAGAGGTGTTGATCTTAATACTCAACTTACTCAAAAGAGTGCTGAGTATTTCCTCTATAATCCAAAAGGATTAAGAAATAGTACCAATCAGGGTATGAAAATTGCACCTGATTCCGTGACATATTGTCACTCTGGTATTCAGGATCTTAATAAAAACATGGTCTTGTCTCATTTGCATAAAGCAATTAAGGCAGTCAATCAGTTAAGAATGATTGAAGACTCTCTTGTTATCTACAGATTATCAAGAGCAC